ATGGCGGTCTTGATGAAACTGAACATGGCGTCAATGGCATTGCGGAACGTCTCGGATTTCTTGTACGCGATGACCAGTGCAGCGACCAAGGCTGCAATGGCGATTACGACTAGCCCGATTGGGTTGGCTGCCATGACGAAATTCAGCGCCGCCTGGGCGACCTTGACAATTACGAGCGTGGCTTGATACACCTTCATTGCCGCGTTGATGGCGAGGATTGCACCGGCAAGGCCGCCGACCACTCCCATCAGAATCAGCACTATGTCGGTGTTTTCTTGCATCCACGTCGCCACAGGTATGAGCTTCTCGACCAAGGCTGTGAGCACCGGCAAGAATGCGGCACCAATCGATTCCTGCGCTTCACCGAATTGAATCTGCAGGTTTTTCATCTTGCCTGCCTGCGTTTCGGCAGCCTGACTCGCAGCACCAGTGTGCACCTCGAGCGCCTGCATCACCTCATCAAATTCGGCGCCACCTTTGATCATTTGCCTGACGAATGGGTCGAGGTTGCCCAGCGCCTTCATGTTGCCGTTGGCAGCCTTTGCCATTGCGTCGGTGACTGTCGCCAGGTCGGTGCCTGTCGAGACTGCGATGTCTTGGGCTTTGACCAGCAGCTCTTGGGCGTAGTTGGCTTCACCTACCGCATTGACCAGCGTTGCCATAGCCGGGCGGAGCTCATCATCGGTGGTCGCGGTCAGCCTTGATTGCGCACTAATGAATTCCTCAGTTTTGGCAATCTGCTCATCGGTTGCCATACCGGCGCGACGCATCACGCCAGCTAGGTGATCCTGTGCGGCTGCATCCTCCATTGCGGCCTTGGCAGATACCCCGATGATGCCAGCCAGGGCACCGATTGCAGCGGTCGCTGGTACTGCGGCCTTGGTCAGTGCGAACTTGGCTTTGGCGCCAGCGCCCTCGAGTTGTTTGAACTCCTCGATTGCGGACTTGATGCCTTTGCCATCGAACTCTGAAATGATTGGGATTGTTACAGCCATTAGCCCACCAGCCTACGATTCGCTTCGTCGGTGATTTTCTCAACCAATCGCGCCAGATTTTCGTTGACCTGATTGGCGTGCCGTTCATACGTGGGCCACATCAAACGCGACGGTCGGCCTGCCAGTTGATCGAGCGCGGCAGCCAGGCGGCTCGGTGATGCCTTGCCTGCCATGTCGAAAATCGTGCCTGCCGGGCTTTTCATCGTGACGCTGAACACCGCCAGGCTGTTGCCTCGCTTGCGGTTGCTGAATCGCGCAATGATTGATTTCTGTACCGCCGATTTATCCCACGGCATGATCTTGCCGCCCTTCCAGTTGCGCGCAAAACCGCTCAACGGCAGCTCACGCACCTGTGGCTTGGCGGCATCAACTATCGGCTTGACGATCTGTTTGAACTCGGCCTTGATTGCCTTGGCGGTATCAGGCTCAAGTTTTTGCAGATGCCGCAACGTCTCCTTGACGCCCACAATCGTGACGGTGCTATCGACTGCCATGTCGGTTTGCTTTCTCTGACAGGAACTGCACGGTGCGTAAATCCTCCAACTCGAACGGTACGTCTGGCGGCCAGAATCCGGTGGCGAGCAGCAGGTCTGCTAGCTGGCGCCGGTAACTGCCGCTTCCGTAGGGTTTACCTGTATCGGCTGCACCTCGATCAGCTCATCCAACGCATCCTCAAACTCGGCCCAACTGCGATTCTCTTTGCCCAGCTTGGTCAGCTTGTACCAAAACAGCCAGCCGTAATCATCCAGGCGTTCGCGTGTCACGAGGTTCTTGCTGCTCGTGCCGTGCGCAGTCTCCCACGCACACACCGTGCCAAGATTCGTCGTGACAGTCTCTGTCACAATTTGCCCCGATGGCTGTGCATACGCCATCGTGATCTTTAGTTTCATGGCGTCGTGTCTTCGACGAGCGTGCCACCACTGAACGTGAGCTCAACTTCCTGCAGCTCTCCGACCGAAGCGTTGACCACATCGCATGACTCGAGGTATGCGCCAGTGACCTGATACTCGACGTTGCTTGCGCTGATTGCGCCGGTGCTGCGACGTGCAGCCACGTAGCAGCGAGTGCCCACCAAAGCGGCGAACGCATTGACAGCCGTGTCATTGGCGAGCAAGGTTGCGGTGACTTCCACGTTGGTCAATCCGCCGACCATCTGGCGCCCGGTGTCGCCCATTGATGACTGGTCAAGCGCCTCGCGGCTCTTTACGACGCTGACGCTGATCACCTGGTCGGTGTACGCGGTGCCCGGCGACGATGCGCCGACTGCGAAAAGTGCTGGGCCGAGAATCGTGGTTGCAACTGCCATGTGACGTGACTCCTTGAAGTGGAGGCTCGCTGCAAGCCAATCCGCAGTCTAGTAGCCCTAGGGGCTCACTTTGGTGCGTATGGTGAGCTCGTAGGCGCTGTAATCCATGCCGCCATAACTGACGGTCGTAGGCCGTGCCGCGGTCAACCCAATCTTGGCTTCACGCACTAGGTCGGCTGTGTCGAGCAGCGTGTCCATCGTGCGGTTGTCTCCGATGCCCGGTGCAATGATCACGACACGAAATTCCATGTCTGCGTTGACGTTGGTATTCAACGAAATAGTCGGAGCCTCAACCAATGCGCATGGTGGGTTGAGTGTGCGCGGATCATCAAACACTTTCAGCCCGGTAATGGTCTGCAACGTGGTTACGAGCTGGTCGTAGCCGGTTTTGAACAGCTGGTCGGGCATCAGGCGACCTGCGGTTTGTTCACACCGAGCAGGCGCATGATTTGACCGAAGTTGCCTGCCACCGGGCCACCGACAGCCAACGGATCAAACGACGCCAAACCCTCGACACTGCCCTTCTCGCGGTACAGCACCGCTGCATACATCGTCGTGCCCAGCTTGACATCGAGCCCCGGCACGGTGCTCGGGGAATCCCAATAGCCCGATTCTTGACGCCTACGGAATGCGAATGCGTTGGCTGCACCGACCGCCATCACCATGATGTCGTAATCGGCGCTCGGGCTCGTAAAGGTGTAGCCGAGGTAGTCCTCGAGGTCGCCCTGGGTGATCCACGTGCACGTAACCGAGTAGGTAAGGCTGCCTGACGCAGCTGCACGCTCCTGATCGGCTGCCGTGAGCGCAAACTGGATTTGATTCGGGATAATGCGTGCGGTGTCGTATTCGTAATCGCCCTGGTCGGTTACGCCGGTGAAGTAATACTCAGGCAGGGCCGTAATGACGTGCGTGCCATTGAAACCAGTCAGCCCGGTAATTGTGACCGATTGCCCGACCTCAAAATTGGTGGGCTGTAAAACCTGCACCGTGGCGACGTTGTCCAGCACCTGGGAGTGGGTGATGGTGTACGTCGCCACGGCGTTAGTCGCTTGGAGGAGGCGAACTAGTTAGGTCAGACAGCTTTGCGGAACTTCTGCGCGTCAATCATCAAGGTGGCAAAGTAGCCACGGAACTTGATGTAACGCGACAGCGAACCGTCAGCTGCCTCGACTTGGATTGCACCCTTTTGCTGTTCAAAGATTTCGTAACCGCTCGGGTCTCCAATGATGATGGTGCCGCTGGCGAAGTTGCGATCAACCACGACCACCAGACCAAATGCGTTGCCAGCCGTGCCACCCGGTTGGAGTGTGCCGAATGCGTTCATTGGGCCAACTTGTGGGAACAGCGGCCTGTTGGCATCGTCGCTCAACTTGCCAAGCGCGGCCCACTGATCAGGCGAAAGGAACAGGTGCGTCGGCAGGTTGCCGTTTGAACCAGTCAAGATTGCCGATGATGCGTCGTACATCCATGCCGCCCAGTTCGATGGATCGGTCATTGGGCTGCTGAACGATGTGGTCTGGGTTGCGCCGGTCACGAGGTTGTCAGCTGCCACGTTGTCGGTTTCGTTGGCGTAGATGCGCGCCATGTCATCGAGCAGGAGGCCAAGCACTTCGGGCTCAGTCCAGTCCATGTCCTCTTCCGACAGGCGAACGTAACCGCCATAGACCTCTTTGGTCACGTTGTTGTTTGAGACAACGAACGTACCTGAGTCAAGGTTGGCGTTTTCGCCGTTGCTGGCACCGATGGTCGTGTGCGTGGTGACTTCGGGGCGACGGAACACTTTGCCGCCACCTGGCATTGCCTTGACGCCGATTGCATCGACGACCGGGCGCAGGCCACGGAAGTTGTTGTAGACCGGGCCGACGATCGGCTCTGGCAGGATGCCTGGCGTGTCGGTCGTGACCACATCGGGCGCAGCGGCCTTGATGTTCGCGAAAAACTGTTGCGCTTCGGCGCCACCGCGAAGCACTTTGCTCATGTATTCGGCAGCCGACGGGAGCTTGAACTCTTTCTTGGCTGCAGCCCACACTGGTGCGGCTGGTGCAGCTGCTGGAACTTCAGCGACTGCTGCGGCGGTTTCAATCTTGTCGGTCATTGGTTGTAGCTCCTCTGTCGGTTTTGCTTCGGTCGCTGCAACCTCTGTAATCGTAGCACCGCGGAATGCCGGTGCGGTGACTAGCGACAACTCTACCCAGTCGCCACGGCTGATCACCATGACGCCTTGGTCGTTGAAGCTGTAGTCAACCGGGTTGACGCCCACCGAAACGGCATCTACGGCACCGTCTTTGATGAGCTCGAGCATGTCGTTGCCCTCTGACGTGGCGCTGATTCGGGCCGTGAACAGCATGCCCTTTTCGGAGTCCACACGCCCAGTCACGATGCCAACTGGGGCCGTATCGTCGTGATACTTCAGCAGTTTCGGGTTTTTGCCGCTGGTTGCCAGGCTGCCGCGCTCAAACATGACGCGAGTGCCATCCGAAACGGTGGCCTCGGTATTCCACGGCACAGCCACACCCGAAATGGTGCGTGGCGATTCGCCTTCCTCAGCGATGATGAACGTGTCGGTGGCGGTCAGCTTGATCATGTGTCCTCAATTTCTCGAGTGGGTTGCGCCGGAGTCGGTGCAGCGTTGTCCGACCCCGGCACACTATTTGCTTCCTCCAGGTAATACTCTACGTCGAGGTAGATGTAACGACCGCGCGGCGTCACGTTGTTCATTGACAGCGTTGACTCGATGCAATCGATGTACGGTTTTGCGCCGAACAGGTACAGGTCTTGGCGTGCTTGCAATGCGTTTTGATAGGTCATGCCGCCGCCGGTCGGCGCGCCGACCAGGTATGGCGGAATGTTGGCAAGGCGCGACATCTCAAGCGCTTGATAGGTGCGTGCCTCGGTCAATTGCAGCTTGCTCGGATCCATGTACGACTCTTTCCAGTCGACGTACTGGTTAAGCGCGGCAATGGCGTTGTTGTTTCGTGCAGCTGCGAAGCCTGCAGCCAATTCGCTGAGCTCCTCGGCGCTCAACGGCTCGCCCTCGGTCTGTTTCAACACACCGGCTGGAGTCTGATTGCGTGCGAAGCGCTCAGCGCTCGTGTCGAGGTTGATGTTGGTGCGAATTGAGCGTGCGCCTGCGCTCAACACGCCTTGAATCGGTGACAGGAACTGCACCACGTCATTCGGGTTCAGTTGCGTGCCGTTGAAATACACCTCTTTGGAGACACCAAAATAGATCGGGCCTGCCTGGTCGCGAGTCTGCACGTTGCTGGCAGGAATCCACGTGAACGTTGCCGGGAATCCGTTGCCGAATCGGCTGGTCACTACCCAGAAAGCTCTTCCGTAGAAAAAAAGATCATCGGCAGTCCAGCTGAGGATGAAGTTGCGTGTGACGTTGGGGTCGGGCTGATGAAACCAGGTGTCGTCGGGCAGCTCAACATCCTCGTAATCGTCGTCAATCCACTGTTTTGTGTATTGGTGAATGGGTAGGCAGCCGATCATGCCGCAAATCAGGTCGCGTGCGCGGCTGATGGTCGGTATCTGGATGGCCTGTGACCGTGTGAAGTCCACGGTGTAGGTCATGAAGTTGCCGACGTAGGGGTCGCCTGCAGCCCCGGCAGCGCCGATGCGCGCCTGCGTCTGATTGGGTGTGCCGCGCTTCAAGCTGAATAGTGATGCCATGCCTGGTCAGTCTAGGCGCTCGATGCAATGACAGGTCGGTTGACCATCGGGCGCGGTCGAGCAGACAATCCGACAGCCCACACCAAGCATCGAGCAAGCTCAATCGGCCCGGCTGACTTGGTAGAGCTCAACGCAATGCTGCCAGGCGTCTTGACCGCAACAGCGCGACCGACATGCTCAGCCAACATCGTCTCGCCAGTGTGATTGACGCGGCCCTCGTTGATCAGCTGACGCACCATTGATGTGTAGCGCGTAATTTCTTGGTAGCCGACGATCACGCGACGCCTCGCTAGATCAGTCGGGCAGTTCGTGTCGAGTGTCGGTGTGATTGCGACAGTCAGATTTGGGTTGTCGCGCATCTGAATCCTGATGTGCTCCCACACCTGGGTGATTGTTTCGCACATGAACGCGACAGTCGCAGTCAGCATCCCAGCAGAGTTCGCGTTGCAACGCACCGCCACGTAGCGCCCATCCTCCATCGCGACCTCGACCGCGAGCACGCCACCGGGCATCGGTGGCTTGTCGGTTGCGTGCGATTCCCATTTGCCTGGCGGCAGCCAAGAGATTTCTGATTGAACCCACAGGTTGACGCTAGATCGCAGGAACCCTGCACGATTCGGAGACTTTGATTCCTGCTGAATGGTGCGTATGTCGAGCGTGTGTCCAAGCGCTGGGTTGGCGTACTCCCACGCAGCTTCGCTCATCGGCTCAATGTCTGGCGGTGGCGAGTATTCAGCCAGGTAAATCCCTGTGCTCTTATTTTCATCAATTGCACGTAAGCCTTGCTCACGCCAACGCAACATGGCTACCGATTCCTCGGTGCCTGCCGTTGACCACATCGAGCACAGCGGATTGGGTCGCGCACGCTGCGTCGGCAGCAGGCCGATGTCAAGCGTCTCGGTATCAATGCCGAATACTTCGTCTGCAAGGATCAGATCAACGCTCATGCCGTGACCGGCGCTCGGGCGTGCAGCCTTCACGTGCCATGCGCTGTCGCCAATCTTGATGCTGTTACGACCGTAAGCCCACACCGCTTTGACATCAAACTTCGCCTCAAGTATCGGCGCCAGGTCTTGGAACAGTGCAGTCGCCAGATCGAGCCGGTGCGCTGTGGTCAGAATCGTTTGCGGTCCTGCGTGCCTTGCGTAATCGGTCAGCCACCATCCGAGCAGCGCTTTGAGCGCAACCGTCTTGCCGTTTTGTCGTGAGACACTGACGAGAGACAGGGGGTTGCACCATCGACCATCGGCGTTGACGCTGAGCTGACCGTTGAGCACGTGCAGCTGCCAGGGCATGAGCTCCACTCCGAGGACACGCTTAGCCCATTGGGCCACTTCGGGCCCATGTGATCCAGCGGCATCCGAGATGATCGTTTCAATGCGCGGCAGGTCATGACCTTTTCCTTTTCGCTCGGGGCTTTTCCTTTTGGATAAAGAAAGAGATGGGCGCGGGGGCGTTTGCTTTGTAATTTCAAAAAACTCTGATGCCTTTTTTGTTTTGCGTTTTGTCTGAGTGCGTTTCGGTCGGGGTGTGCCGGTGGCGTCTGCTCGAGCTACCTGTCGGGCACGTGCCTTTGATGCTTTGTAGTTGGCTCCTCTGCGACCGTTGCACTCGAGGCAT